CCAGATCTATCAGGATTTAAGATGCCTATGCCTGGTTCAAACTCAGGTAATAATCCAGGTAATAGCAACAGTAACCCAGCTGCAATGCCAGATCTATCAGGATTTAAGATGCCTATGCCTGGTTCAAACTCAGGTAATAATAGTGCAAATGGTGGCCTTGACCTTTCTAGGTTTATGACACCTATGGGAGGAAACGATAACCCTGGTAATAATAATAATTCAAATGGTGGACTTGACCTTTCTAGGTTTATGACACCTATGGGAGGAAACAATAACTCTGGTAATAATAATAATAATAATAATTCGAATGGTGGACTTGACCTTTCTAGGTTTATGACACCTATGGGAGGAAACAATAACTCTGGTAATAAAAACAATGGCTACGGCGGACTTGACTTAAGCGCTTGGATGAATAAATACTAAATAAACATTGCTGCGATAGACTAAGTAAAAGATAACTAAGTCATATGGCTGTTCCGAGTGTTGCTTTAGCTTACAGAAGAACGGCATTAATGAATGCATCAAAAGTAACAGTTAAGCCACCATCACCAGAAGTTTTAAAAGCACGAGATAATTTCCAAAATTTTTGCGAGCTTATGGGAAAAGCTCCTGCTAAGCATATGCTGGAATGGCACGCTCAATTATGTACTGGAGAGGATAGTGAATGTTTATTAGGTATTGCCGGACCCAATACATCTATCCTTGCTCCGCGTGGCTCAGCTAAATCAACAGTTCTTGGATTATTTGCTGCGTGGATGATTGGTAGACATACAGCTGCAAAACAGATGCTGCGTATACTATATATTGCATATATGGTTGACATTAGTAGAGCCAAGAGTGCAACCATCAAAGGTATTTTGACAAGTAATAAATACCGTGAAATCTTTCCAATGGTGAGATTATCAAAGATAAAACGTTCTGACGAATACTGGAGTATTGATTATGATTTTGCAGGTATTGATACAGCAGGTGAAGAAGCTTTCACAATTGCATGTGGTGGTCTCAAAGGTGCAATCACCTCTAAACGATCGCAGCTGGTGCTTATTGATGACCCTATCAAATCTGCCGCTTCCATTAACAACCCAGACATTCGCCGTGAGATGGAGCAGACGTGGTCTAACGTTATCGCGCCAACGATGTTCCAAGGTGCACGGGCTATCTGTTTGGGGACCCGCTTTCACTTTGACGATATTCACGCCACTCTCTTTGTTCCCAAGAACAACTGGAAACAGATTGTACAGAAAGCTGTCATAACAGACGCAGAAGGTAGGCAACGATCGTATTGGCCAGATTTCTGGTCCATGAAATACTTGAACGAACGAAAGTTAGAAAACCGTGTTGCATTTGCATACCAGTATCTCAATACAGCAGTTCAGTCAAGTGACGTTGGCATCTCACCAGACCTAATTATTAAAGGAGAAGTTCCAGAAGATTATGACTGCTTAGGTGTCGGCATTGACCTTAGTGCTGGACTAAACGAAAAGAATGATTGGACTGTGTTCACATTAGGTGGAATCAAGGACGGCAAGATATATCTGATTGATCAACGACGTGTCAAAAGTATGGGGAACTTGGAGAAGATGGATACGCTATGCGAAATGCTAGCTGACTGGAACATCGTTCTTGAGAATGATGAAGGCCAATTTTTCCCTTCAATGTCACCGTGCATGGTCTGGCCAGAAGCAGTTGCTTATCAGTCATCATTTGAAGGTGATTTCAAACGAGTAATGTTTGAGCAGCGTGCTTTGTATAACTTAAGTTGTTCACCTGTGAAAGGATTTAAAGGTGATAAACTAGCAAGGCTACGTGGAGTGCTTGGTTTATATGAGCATCGTAAGGTTGTATGGAACAAGTGGCGTAAGTGGAACATCCTTGAAGATGAACTAATTAACTTCGGTCATTCACCACATGATGATGCAGTGGATTCTATGGTGCTGACTATGGGAGGACTTCTTAGACGTGGTGCTTTACAAATGGAGTTTGATGATTAATCGCTCACTTTTGCAATAGTTATAATAAGGTATATCTCGGCAAACTATATACTATGGGTTTCAACGAAGAAGCGCTTAGAAAGGCATACGCAAATCATGGTAGAGACGAGAGGGGTGGTAATTCCATGTGGAGAGAGTTCACGAAAGATAAACCGCTTGGATCTGGTAAACGTACTCAACATATGAAAAGTTATAAGAAACTTCTACAAAAATTAGATGACGAACGTAGATCAAAATCCGCCGCTAACAAAAACTCACCTAAAGGTAAAGCAGCAGCAGCAAAACAAGGAGCAGCTCAAGCTAAGAAGGCTGAACGTGCAAAAAGAGTAAAGGCATCTGAAGCTAAGAAGGCTGAACGTGCAAAAAGAGTAAAGGCAGCTCAAGCTAAGAAGGCTGAACGTGCAAAAAGAGTAAAAGCATCTGAAGCTGCTAAAGCTCAACGAGCAAAACAAAGAGCAGCAGCAGCAGCTAAAAAAAGAACTACTGTTACTAACACGACTACAAATACAATTAAAAACGATGTTAAACAGAATGTAGGCAATAAGGGAAATACCACAACAACGATTGGAGATAAAAATACTATTACAAATTCCGAGATTGGCAACGATAATAGTAAGAACCAAGGCAATATTAGTATTTCAAATAAAATAGATTCCAAGCAGAAAACATCAACAGCAGAACGAAGAGCATATGCTGAAGCTAAAAAGGCTGAACGTGCAAAAAGAGTAAAGGCATCTGAAGCTAAGAAAGCTGAACGTGCAAAAAGAGTAAAGGCATCTGAAGCTAAGAAGGCTGAACGTGCAAAAAGAGTAAAGGCAGCTCAAGCTAAGAAGGCTGAACGTGCAATAAGAGTAAAGGCAGCTCAAGCTCAGAAGGCTGAACGAGCAAAACAAAGAGCAGCAGCAGCTAAAAAAAGAACTACTGTTACTAACAAGACTACAAATACAATTAAAAACGATGTTAAACAGAATGTAGGCAATAAGGGAAATACCACAACAACGATTGGAGATAAAAATACTATTTCAAATTCTAAGATTGCCAACGATAGTAGTGAGAACAAAGGCAGTATTAATGTTGCTAATACAGTAGATCCCAAAGCTAAAGCAGACGCAGCTAAAGACAAAAAAGATAAAACAAATACCTATATTAATAATTTAAGAGAAAATTATACTAATACCGTATCTAACAACGCAAAACAAAAAGTAGGTAACAAAGGAAATTCATCGACATTTATTGGAAACGGGAACACGATCGATGGCTCAAGCATCGGTAATAATTATAGTCTTAACTTAGGCAGAACCAAGATTGCAAATAGATTTAAGACGTAGGTATAATAAGAGATAATAGGTTTCTTATTCTGATGTCCAAAGAATCTTTAGCAGACATTGCGTCTAGGTATGGTCAATACAGCACTTTTGGGCACAAAGATTATGAGATGGCACAAAAAGCCGGATATTCCGATAAGGATATTAAAAGCTATTTAGATGAAGATATCAGTCGATTACATGCTGATAATCGACGTGGAGGAAGTGCTGGACTTTATGATGAAATATTAGGTAAGACTGTTGATCTCAGTAAGAAAGTTGATATAGATCGTGGGCCGTCAGCAAGTTCAATGGCAAAAGAAAAAGCAGAAGCCAGAGTGAAAGCAGTACCTAAGGAAGAGGGAATTGATACTGAGCCAATAGCTAATAATATTAACTTTAACCCAGGAGGTGTTGACATGGGTGATGATGATGATGACGAGTTGATTCGTTCTATTGCAAAAGAGCGTGCACAGGCATTTACTAATCGTGATCTCAGCATTACTAATACGATCACTAACGATGTCGAACAGAACATTGGAAACAAAGGAGATTTAATAACAACCATTGGTGATGGAAACACCATTACTGGTTCGAAAATTGGTAACGACTATAGTTTAAGCTTAGGGAGTTTGAACATTGGCAATAAAATTACTTAAGGAGTTATTATGTCTTTCAAAAGTAGCGCTAGTGGTGTGAATATGGATAAGTTGAAGCATAACTTCAAGAACTACCAATATAAGGGTTCTGATACTAATCCAGATAGGGAACCACCTTCCCAATCTTCTGCACAAGACTTTAAGTCTAGTTATCAAGATAACCTCCAAAAGTATATAAAATCTTCAAGTAATAAAACAAAAACCACAAATAATAATACTGACTATGATATTCCACACCCATTTAGATCTCAAAGCAATTCATCAAAAATTACAAATAATAATACTAACTATGATATTCCACACCCATTAAGATCTCAAAGTAATTCAACAAAAATTACAAATAATAATACTGACAATGATATTCAGCAGAATGTAGGTAACAAAGAGGACATGATCACTAATATCGGAAACCAGAATTCAATTAAGAATTCTACTATCGGAAACGATTACAGTGTAAATATTAGCGGTGTCGGCATGGGCGAAAATGGCGGTAGCAGTAGTGCTTTCAATAATATGCAAAGTCTCGCTGCTTATCAAGCTTTAAACAATAATCAGTTTCAGCGTTCAAAGAGCGAACTTGATGGAACAACTCGCGCAGATCAAGCAATTGATCAAGGAAATAAAGCAACTGGTGCCTATCAACGTGCAGCTAACATCTATAACAGTATGGGAGATTCTCAGAATTATTGGAGTAAGAAAGCAGATGCACAGCAGAATTTTTATTTAGGCGATATTTTTAAAATGAAAGCTCCTGAATTTAAGGGTGGTGGTGTTAATCCATCCGATCCAATGGCTGGTGATAAAACAGAAAGCATTTATAAGGACTTTAGAGATTCAATTGGTAACTAAATTCCCGCTAGACTTATTATGTATATGTAGAAGAAGAAATGTCAAACAATAGTGCAGAGTTTCAGGAAATATTAAACGCTGCAAAAGAAAAGCGTGGAGATCTTCCAGTAGAGACGATGATTGTCTCTTCGCATCTCGCGCAAATGCGTTTATTTATCCTTAGACGTGGTGTTGAGTTTTTCTGCGATCAAGATTCCTATGGTGGACGACGTGAGTTCCTAAAAAAAGTTTATGAGAGCAATATGCTCGAAATGAAACTAGAAAGTATTATTGACTATTTCCTATGTGACGGGCAAGGATTATTTTATTTTAGGCCTTCAGGAGATTCCTACCAAATAATGTATTTCCCTAAGGATAGCTATAGATGCTATCGCGATCAAATGGGTGATATTGAGCATGTAGAAATTATTTATACCTTCGAAGTAAAAGAGCCTAATATGATGGATGCTTATGCAACGCCAGGTAAGCGTGGTGGCCGTAAGAAATACATTCAGCTAAAAGTGTATAAAGACAGAGTCGAACAAACACTCTCCAATGAAAAAATTGAATTTGATAATTCCGCTGGAAGGCTAACAATGCAGCAGCCAGGTCAGACAGAAGTTTTAAGTAATACTTTAGGTTTTATACCTGCTGTTGAGGTATTTAATCATCTGGATTGTACTGGTGAATCTACTGGAACAGGTGAGTTTGATTGGATGGCTAATCAAATATTATTTCATGATGAATTAGTGCGTAACGTCCGTAAGAATATGAAGTTCTTTGGCAATCCAACACTCGTATCAAGTCGGCCTCGACACGATATTTTAGAAAGTGGAGATGAGAACAGCTTTCGCCCAACGATTAGCTCACAAGCTGGTTTTTATGCAATGGATCGGCCCAGTACCAGGGTCAGTCAGCCGGGATTTAGTGCAGGTGCAGATGGTCAAATCAAGGTGCCAAGAGTAATTGCCAACCTTGAGCCAACTGATCGCGTTTCGTACATGACACCTGATGCTGTTAGTGGTGATCAAAATATGTATGTGAAACAATACAGATCAGAAATTCGTCTTGCGCTTGGTGGAGTCGATGATCTCGACTTTAATATGGCATCATCTGCTTATGAAATGAAGTCTCTTTATGGTAGATGTGCTGCAACTGCAGAGAAAAAAGCTAGAGCGCTATTTGAGTATGGCCTCTGCAAGTTATACTCACTCATGATTCAGCATGAAGAATATATGTTTGAGAAATCATTTGCTTCAGCAGTTGGTTTATTAGAACCGGAACCGCCCTTAGAAGAACAGTTTGAAGATCCCCTTGTATTTCAAGCAACACAGGCTTCTTATCTAGAAGCAGCGCAAAAGTTTGCCATTAAAAAGTCACAGATGCTTTCTGCTAGTATTGAGTCAGGTCAAATACCAAATGGGGTTACAGGTTTAATCCCTGATGGCAGCAGCAAAGTCAATTGGCGCTGGACCGGAGAGATTTTTGAAGAAGATTCTCAAGGCATTCTTAATAACAGTATTGTCGTTAGAAACCTTCAAGAATTAGGTGTTGATTCTATTGAAGCACTTAAGTATCTCTTTCCCAGTAAAACTGACGAAGAACGTGCAGCCATGTTGACAGGATTTCCATTCAGGATGGTCCAACAATCTCAACAAGCTTTTAATTCATTTATAGGGATGATTGGACAGTTATATCAACTGCCTCATCCACAAATGCCCAACCAGCCATTAGCGGCTGACCCGAATCTTGATATTACAGGGTTCTTATATAGATCACTCGATTTTTTACGTAAGGAGTTAAGTTACAGTGGAAAGTACAAGCCCGATGATGGCGAGCTCACCCCAAGCAAGCTCAGCGACGCCGACCGTAAGCGCTCCCAGCTTGGTCTCCCAACCAGGGATGAGCGCCCCGTCCAACTACCAGGCAGCCCCTCAGGTGGCTCCAGTGGGTTCAATGGCCTACCAGCCAACGGCGGCCCCGCAGGCTTCGGCGGCCCCGGCAGCAGCAGCCAATCCTTGGCAGGAGGCGTTTCAAGCACTCAGCGCAAGCCTGAATTCACCGCAAGCGTCCCCGGCCCAGGCGTCGTACTCGGCATATCAGACACCGACAGCACAAGCCAGTACCCAGGCCAGTTGGGGCTCACAGCCCCAGCAATGGGCCAGTCAGGCTCAGCAGACCTATTCTCCGCAAGCTTCAACCCAGGCTTATTCGGCCCAGGAGCTCAGCCAAATTCAGCAGTTGGTGGCTCAGCAGCAGTATCAGCAGCAGGCTCAGGCGCAGGCTCAGTATCTAAGTCAAGGCGCAAGCGAAGCAAGTGATTCGTACCTCAGCCAAATCTCTGACGTAAGCCTTGAGGTTCTTGAACACTTCGGCTCAGAAGCTCCCGCACTCCTCAACAACTACGCTTGTGCTGTTGAAGATGCTCTCATCGAACAGGTTGGCCGTAATGGCACAATGAACCTGATGCTTGATTCTGCATCTGAAGAGCGGGCAGCAATGAACATTATGCTGACAGACCCTGATGTACTTGCTGATTACGTCAACGGTTTCTTCGGCGCTAATGGTCCTTACCCAACTCCAACTGCGGCAGAGGCTGCAGCTATTAACGAGTATTTGGTACGTGAACAGTTTGCTAATGAAATTGCACAACAGGAAGAGCGTGGAGTTCCTTCAAACTTCCAGCGTCCAGTAATGGATATGCCTACTCCTGGTCGTCAGCAAAGCGCTGCTAACTCTTTCTGGGGTGACTTCAGTCAGCTGATGGACAACAACCCTGAGAATGCATGGCAGTATCTGTCTGGTGCACCTGCTCAGGCTTTCCAAAGCAAGATGCTCGTTCAAGACTTCTGATAAATAACTGACAGGGGATTACAAATGTAGTCCCCTACAATAGAACTATAGATTGTTGATTGAAAATGGCACAACGTATTACACAGATGCCCCAACAGGCATTACCTGCAACACAGGAATCGTTTATTGGTTCGTCAGTAGAGCGTGGTGTTGGTGCAATGACTCAGCCAAACTCTGGCATGAAGAATCGAGAAGACGGCGGGTTATTCACGAAATTTGAAAATCCTCAGTATCAGCGTAATAAACAGCAGCAGATTCAAGATATTCAGCAAAATGCAATTGCAGCAGCTCCACAACAAGCGGCATCAGCAATGGGTCAAGTTACTAATAATTTGACACAGCAGAGTACCGCGGATTACAAAGCTCAGCTTGTAAAGAATAATACAATTGCCAATATAATGCAATATACTGGCAATAATCAGGCAACTACAAAACTAGGTGAACTGCCAAGAGCTAAAATTGAAAATGCTGTACGAGTAAGTCAAGCAATGGCTTCAAGGCAAGCTGCAGAACTTGGCCAACTCCAAGCTGAAGCTGGTCGTTATCGTCAAGGTTAATATCAATTATCGCTACAATCTTAATAGTCTGATAAGAGAATACCGTGCATGTTCGCAAGGCTGGTGATGAAGTAACACCTGAACTATATCAGAATATCTGGAAACATCTAAAGTCAGATGGTATTCCAGATCAAGCTGCAAATCAAATGGCGGCAGAGATGATTACTCATGATGACTTTGAGGGATCTGTAGAAAAGTATCAAGAATACGAAGACAACTATAAGTCAAAAGGTTTTAACGAGCATGCCGCACAAGCAATGGCAGTAGAAGCTTTAGAAGGTAGAGATGAAAAGCCTGTAGAATCACTTAGATTCGCAAGGATGCGTGATTAAGTATTGACTTAGCTAGAATTTACAGCTATAGTTAATAGATAGGCAAGAATATTATATGTCATCAATCAAGCTTTCAGGTGATTCTGTCCGTTCATATTTAAGAGACATTGGCAGGATTCCACTCTTAGAGCATGAAGAAGAGATACTTCTCGGACGCCAAGTTCAGCGATTAATGGAGATCAAAGAGATTGAAGATGAAATGGCAGTTAAGAGCCAAGATGATTTGGCTAGGATTCTTGGTATCACTACTCTTGACTTGAAGCGTCAGTTAAGAGCAGGAACTAAAGCTAAAGACAAGATGGTCACTGCAAACTTGCGTTTAGTTGTAAGTGTTGCCAAGAAATATACTAAACGCAACATGGAATTGTTAGATATTATTCAAGAGGGAACAATTGGTTTAGTACGTGGTGTTGAGAAGTTTGATCCTAGTCGTGGCTATAAGTTTAGTACCTATGCTTATTGGTGGATCCGTCAAGGCATCACGAGGGCCATTGCGGAGAAATCGCGGGCAATACGCCTACCAATTCACATTACAGAAAACCTCAACAAGCTTAAGAAAGCTCAACGTGAGCTAAGTCAAATCAATGGAGAAATGCCTACAGTATTTCAAATTGCTGATTACTTAGATTATTCTGTCGATGAAATCAAAGATTTAATGTGTAGGTCACGCCAACCTACCTCACTTGAAATAAAGATAGGTGAAAACAGAGATACTGCATTGATTGACCTGCTTGAGGATGAAACACAGCTCCCTGAAATGTTATTGGATCGTCAATCTGTCAAAGAAAATATCCGTGACATCATTGATGAGTTGCCTGAAATGCAAGCAGCTGTTATCAGAATGCGTTATGGAATTGGCGAAGACGTACTTGAGCCCATGTCCATGACTTCTATCGGCCAAGTGCTTAACATGAGTAGAGACCGTGTCCGCACACTAGAAAATAAAGCTCTGCGTTATATCCGTGAATGTCCTGATAGTCTGGTTGAGTATCTTTAATACAATAAAAGAAATAGCACTAATGGCCGATGGATGTCACTAAAGAAATAAATGCTAACTATATTGTTTACGGTGCTAGTGATTACACAGCAGCAAATGGTAATGCTGCATCAAAACAATTAAATTTTAGTATTGGCCCATCCATCTCTCGTCCTGACCAGCAAAATGTCAGTGTGATTCCACATACCTTTAAGTACGAAGGTTCTGTAGGACTCTTTGGTTCAGAAAATTACTTTACCAAAATTCAATTATCAATCGTAGGGGATATAGTAAAATCATGCTTTGAGGAAGAATTTTGGAGCTGTGGAACGCTACGACCGTCCACCCTTATTATTGATAACCAATTTGATGAAGCAATAATAGACTTCAACAGCTTTCCTATTGTTAATCAATACGAAGAGGCGGTTGCAAATTCCGATAGGCTGCCATATTTACCTGGCGGAAGAGGATTCTTAAGTATAGAATTAACCAATCTAAAAACACTTAATGAATTCAAAGATAAAGACTTAGATATTCGCTTATACACAATGGATAAAGAGGAGCACACATTCAATAAAATGTATGTTCAAGTGTACGATCACTTCTATATAGGATTTCATGCAAGAAATACTAGAATCCTAGACTACAATGTGGAGTGTACGATTGGTGCTGAACTAAGATCATACGACTCAATCGCTGATAAGTCACTAATCATGAAGCGAATCAAGTCAGGAAGCTTTTAAGAATCTTCTTCTTCTGCCTCCACTTCTACTTCGGGTTCTGGTTTAACTGTTACTACACGGAATCCTGAAATAGGACTGTCTTTAACAATTACATTGTCAGTAGACACAACACATGTAATACCAGCACTGCCAGAATTAACTTTAGCTGTTACCGATGCTTGATCAATTGGTCCAACAAATTCACCTTCTCCAGTTAAGCTCCACGAATAAACTAGATCAGAAGCTTTACCAGACACTAATGCATTAAAAGTAGAAAGCTCATCAGCATTAACTTTCATTGGCCCACTCACAGTTACTGCACCAATTTCAACTACAACTGTAGGGCGTTGCACTGCATTAACAGGAGTGACTGTCATCGTACGACCCCTGCTGCTCTTTGGAAACACGTAATGTTCAATGAGTTGATTATCAAGTGTGAAGAGAGCTCCTCTTGATACACCTTTGAAGTTGCTAAAGGAGAAGTTAAAGGCACCATCATGATCAATCCGAACACTTGAATAAGCACCAGTTTCAACTGCAAGCAATAAGCTTTCACCTGCTGAGGTTACTTTAAAAACAGCACAAGGTACTAATTGTACTTGCCCTGCATTGACTGCCCACCATTTTTTAACAGTAGAGAAATTACCACGCTTTGGCAACTGCAGCTTGAGCTCAGAACCTTTATGATTTTTTACTTCCTTAAAACCCTTGAGCAAGAGACTATCGGCCATCACAAATAATATCGATTTATTCTATTTTAACGGTATCTAGATAATGAATTGTTCAAACATTTGTACAACCCTTATGTCGATAATCATCATTAATAGAAAGCCATTTTAGATTTTGGACGTGATTGTTAAGTTTATTGTTATCAATATGCGTTAGCACACAGCACCCCCTTCGCCTACCAATTGGTGTAGGCGGATTTCCAAGAAAAGCCAGGGCTACAAGAGTATGCACACAAACTTGTTTCTCACCCTTTTGTCCTAATCTTTGCTGAAGCACTAGTTTTCGGTAACCATTTTTTGTAATGCCACCTTTTAATATTCGCTCACGTCCACCTTTTGTACTTTTAATACAGCCGTCACGAGACACATGATATTCAATACAGCATTCAAATCCAGGTAATGTATGCACTGGTATCCACTCTTGAGTATCAATAAATTCACTCATGTTTGGGTATACAGAAAAAGCTGTATATATAAAATATATTTAAACTATAACCTTTATTATTTATATATGTGGCTAAGTCGAAGTCACTTATATAACTATTAGTTTGGAGTTACGATCCTATGTGGATTGATAATGACTTTCCCAAACTTCTTGGTGCAGAACTTTACCGTCCTCA